CGATGCTATCGACGCCATCGAAAGAGACTATGCGTATACACACGTTTTAACACTTGATCCTCCACGTGATGCTCAAGCAATAGCGAGTATTGAAGATGCCAATTAGAGGAAGAGTAAATCAACTAGCGATCACTGATAGTGGTAGTTATTATAATGCAGCACCATTAGTAAGCATTGAACCACCATATTGGGATAGTTCAGCGTTTGCTGATATCGACAGCGCCACCTTTAAATTTGGGTATTCAAGTCTATTACATAGTACCACGACAACGAATAGTAATTCTCTCTTTACTTTCTTAGAGAATTATGGAGAAGATTCGAATCCACATGAAATAGCATTTTGGATATTGCCAACAACTATAGGACAATCAACTCTCGTCTATGGTAGTAATTTTAGAATATTTATGGATTCGAACGGGTATGTTGGCCTATCAGCCTCAGTAGATCCATCAGTACAAGATCCTGGGTCAAATAGTACTCAGACAAAATATAACACTACTCGACCACTTGTTGCTGGCCAATGGCAATTTGTGCATGTCGAGATCATTCGTGAACAAATAGGCATCAATATCGATAGTGACGTTGGTACAGTGCATGCTTATGATTTAAGTGTTGGTAATAAATTTATCCTTGATAGTGGAGATATCCTAAAGATTGGTCACGATCCATTGAATGCTGCTCCTGCCCCAGTAGGATTAGTAAACTATAACAATAGTTTTATTGGAAATATTGATAATATTACTTTTACTCGTGATACTGTTGCAAATAGCCTGAGTCTGCCACAATCAGAAAGAGTACCTGACTCTTCAGGATCTTATTACTTTGATAAAATACCAGTGTTTGTTGAATCATTTGATTTTGGTCCTGCGACTGCAACCAGTACTATCGATTCATTTGGTCATGTTAATGGTCTAATAATAGTAGATTCTGGTTGGGGATATGTGACTGCGCCAGCTGTAACATTGACTGGCACTAATACCGTTGATAGCGCATACACTGTTGGCGATAATATTAAACAACAATTAGCTAACACGATAATTCGAGGAGAAGTAACCGGATATAAACTAGATTCTGCTCTTGACTCAGCAAGGTATTTGTACTTGGCTCATGTTGGTGCAGATGATGGCAAATATCATGAATTTATTACAGATGTGGCTATCATAAATAGTACTACTAATAAACTCACTGGATTATATGTCACTGCGAAGAGCGAAGAGAATAGGTTGTCAGAGAACGAACAAAACACTGACTTTAGTGTTGGATCGGACGACTTTATGGACTTTAGTGAAGTTAACCCATTTGGTGATCCGGAGCTGAATTAATGTTTGGTACTTATTTCTATCATGAGAAGACTCGTAAGGCAGTTGCATTATTTGGTCGACTGTTTAACAACATCTATGTACTCAGACAAAATGCAGCTGGTGCTGTGATTAGTACGATTAAGTTACCACTTGCCTATGCACCAAAAGAAAAGTATATCGAGAGGATTAGACAAAACCCAGATCTTGCAACTGATGAGAACGTGGCTATCAAACTACCACGTGCATCATTTGAGATATCTGGTATCACATACGATACGACAAGACAGCTAACTAAGTTGAGTAACTTTTCTCAGCCAGGTTCTGCTGTCACAAAGCGTACTAAGATGTATTCACCTGTGCCTTATACTATTCAGTTTACTTTTAATGTCTATGCGAAGTCACATGATGATGCGTTGCAGGTTGTAGAACAAATATTACCAACATTCAATCCACAATATACAGTATCGATTAAACCATTTGCCGAGAAATATCCAGATTTTGTCGAGGATATCCCTATTATTATTACTGGAGTTGATTTTACTGATGACTATGATGGTGCTTTAGCATCGCGAAGAACAATCATATATACATTGACATTCGAAATGAAGGTAAGTTATTATGGACCACTTGAAGCTGAATCAGCAATTATCAGAGAGGTGAATGCTGATCTCTTCTTTAAAGAATACGGATTACAAGACTCAGATATACAAGTTTCAAGACTATCTGTTGTACCTGATCCAATCGGCGTAAGTGCAGACAGTGATTATGGGTTTAATACCTCAATCACTCCTGTTATATAGCCTGCTGCGACGTAACAAGAATTAGGAGAATGAAATGACAATTACGTTGAGAACAACAAAAGGCACTGAACTCACTCATGCCGAATTGGATGGTAACTTCACCGATTTAGACACTCGAGTTCAGACATTAGAAACAGCAGTACATATTGCTACGGTTAATCGTTTTGATTTTACTGCTGATTCTGGAGATACAATTTTTACTGGTGCAGATGATAATTCTCGCATCTTAGCTTTTGATTCAAATTCTACTCAAGTGTATTTAAATGGTTTGTTGTTAAATCCATCATTCGATTATACTCTGAGCGGATATGATACTGTAACTACATCTACTGGTATTGATTCTGATCATCTGGTCACTATCACTACTATTACGATTGCTTAAGGAGGAATAAATGCCATTCTATAAAAACGGAGTTAGAGTCTCTATGGCGTTCTATTTCGCCGATAAGATTGGTGCTCAAATCGATAACAATCCTTATGGGGCAAGTAGTATTATTGATTTAGCTGCTAAGATTGATATCGTAAAACTTTTTGATAAGACTTTCCCAACAATGTCACGGCAAGTTACGATGGAATCCAACCTTGTAAGTGACTATGCAACGAAAACATCATTTGTAAAGCTTACCGAAAAAACTAATGCTGTCACACCGACAAAAAATTGGTGGGATGCAAATGGAAGTTTTAACCTAAAACCAGAAATTGGAGATTTTAATCCCACCATTTTTGGCCGATACGGGTCAGCATACTCGACTATCTTAAAACAAGGTAAATATTATTTAGAAGTACATCTCGATGCAGACCTACCAGCCAATGATGCATCGAACTTGGCCGAAAACTCATATATGGTTATTCAACCGGCCGGATTTAACTTGGCGTATTTTGAAGAGTTTGCTCTCGGTAGAGTAGCTGCATTAAATTTGGATCACGCGTCGATTAACGGCACATATCAAGCAAACCTTTTGGATACTAGTACGCACTCTAATATTAACGGCGATAGTGCAACAGTTGGTAATACTGGTGATGTATATATGCTTGCTTACGACACTAATTTTAATTCGCTTGGTTCAGGTAGAGTTTTCTTTGGTCTAAACGGAGTATGGGGACATCCCGATGATTCTGCTACTATGATAGATCTTAATCCACACAACTATACTAGTCCGAATGATGCAACTGGTCCTGGCGGTAAAGGAATTGAACTTAGTGTGTGGCCTCTTTTTGGAGTAAGATATAAAGATGATGAATGGGTAATGTCATTTGCCACAAATGTCCAAGACTCTGCAGGCGAGGTTATTCAACCGTTAGAAGCAACTATCAAGACTGGTAACAACTGCACGTATTCTCCGCCTCCAGGATTTATTGCACACTAGGAAATATTATGAGTGATTCTTCAGATAATGTAAAAAATGACTATGATTATTCTCGGCAAACTTATTATGAGTTGGTTGAGCGAGGAAAAGATGCACTCGAAAACATGGTAGAGGTTGCTCGCGAGAGTGAGCATCCTCGAGCCTATGAGGTTTTAGCAGGTCTCATAAAGAATGTATCTGATGTAAATGATAAACTTATGGATTTGAACAAGAAACAGCATGATCTGCTTAAAAAGGCAGAAGAAGATTCAAAACAACCACAAATTGGTCAACAGACTAATAACGTATTCCTTGGATCTACTGCTGATATTCAAAAGATGCTACAAAATGGAGATGATATAATCGATGTCACACCAGAACGAGACATATCTAGGAAATCCTAATGTCAAACGTGACGGTGTTCAACAAGCATGGACGCCAGACCTCTTAAGAGAATATAAGAGGTGCATGGATAATCCGATATATTTTGCCGAAAAGTATGTAAAAGTTATTGCACTTGACAAAGGGTTAGTGTCCTTTGACCTGTATCCTTATCAAAAGGAAATGTTTAACCACTTTAATGATAATAGGTTTTCAATTGTTCTTGCGTGTCGTCAATCTGGTAAATCAATATCTGCGTGTGCCTACCTTCTATGGTACGCTCTCTTCCATTCTGAAAAAACGATTGCCATTCTGGCAAATAAAGGCGCTACTGCGCGTGAAATGCTATCTCGCATTACACTCATGCTTGAGAACATCCCGTTCTTTTTACAGCCGGGTAGTAAAGCGGTCAATAA